TTTGGGCGGTATCAGTGCTACGATCATCGGCTTTATCAAGAAGCCGTGGGCGGATGTCGTTAAATGGTGGAAGGATACAGCCTACGAGGATGGGCAGTTTACCATTCAGGGGCTGTTTGAGGGCATCCAGAAAGCCCTTTCCAGCATTGGTACATGGATCAAGAAAAATATTTTTGATCCGTTTATCAACGGATTCAAGGCCGCTTTTGGCATCCATTCTCCGTCTACCGTTATGGCAGAGATGGGCGGCTATATCATGGAAGGTCTGAAAAACGGCATCACGGGCGGTATTACCGCTGTCGTAAACGCGATAAAAGACCTCCCCGGCAACATCGTAACGAAGCTGAAATCCGTGAACTGGATTCAGCAGGGCAAGGACATCATTGGCAACATCTACAACGGATTTGTTGCGATGAAAGATAAGCTCCCCGCTGCGATCAAGACCATCGGCGATAATGTGGTGACAAAGCTGAAAGGCATTGATTGGCTGGCAGCTGGTAAGGCCGTTATTGGGTTCATCTATAACGGCTTTGTCGCTCTCCAGACCAAGCTGCCGGACGCTCTGAAAACCATTGGAAACAACGCCGTCACCAAGCTAAAGGGAATCGACTGGCTGGCGGCTGGTAAGGCTGTTATTGGATTCATCTATAACGGCTTTGTCACTCTCCAGACGAAGATTCCCGCTGCACTGAAAACTATCGGCGATTCGGCTAAGAAGAAGTTTACGGACATCGACTGGCTGGGCGTTGGTAAGAACGTCATTCTCGGCATCTATAACGGCATCCAGAACACGCTGAAACGGCTGTCTGAGGCTGCTGGCAAGGCATCCAACTGGCTGATTAACGCATTCAAGGATGCGCTGGGCATCCACTCTCCATCTACCGAGGGCGCAGAACTGGGCTACTGGTTTGATGCGGGTGTGGCGCAAGGCATAGACAACAATTCCGGGCTGGCGGAGGACGCGGCTGGCGATTTAGGTTTGGCGGTCTACACAGGTGCGGATGACGCATTGGACGGCAAGGGCACACTGCTTGGCGAGGGCTTTGTGGATGAAACTGTTGATGCGCTGAAAAACAACATGGATCGCATTTCCAATGCCCTTTCCAGCGGTGACGGTTTAACCAACATCAAGGGCATCATTGACGCAGTGCAGTCTGGTGACTGGGCTACCGTTGCGAAAAATGTTGCACTGGGTCTGTTTAACAGCATGGATAAGAATTTCCGTACCAACGTCACCGGGTTTGTCGCTGATTCTCTGGAAGCTCTGAATAAGGGCTATGAGGAACAGGGATATGTCGGCATGGCAAAGGCTGCGTGGAATATCATCTCCGGGCTGAAAAACAACCTGTCCACCTCTGGCAATACCAATGTTCTGGTAGAGGCTGGCAAGGGCATGGCGAACAGCATCACGGACGGCGTGAATGGTGGTCTGCCTGATCTCTGGTCGCTGATCTCCAGCATCCCCGGAAAGATTCTGGAATTGCTGTCGGGCGGCTTTGGGCAGCTGAAACAGTGGGGCGGTCAGTTCATTGACTGGCTCACAAATCTGTTCAAGGGCGGTTCTGGTAGCATCCAGACCAACACGGGTAATATGCTCCAGAACATCGGTAACACGTTCAAGAATTTCTTTAACGGAACTTCTCAGAACGGCAGCTCGTTTATTCAGAATCTGGGGAACACGCTCAAGAATGGGCTGGGTAATATCCAGAATAATTCCTCTGGACTGCTGAACGGCATCAAAAATCTGTTTAGCAACGGATTCAACAACATCGCATCCAATGCGGGAAATCTCTGGAACTCTGTCAAGGGATTTTTCAGCAATGGATTGTCTGGCGTGGCATCTAATGCAGGGTCGATGCTCTCCAACATCGGCTCGGTATTTAGCAACGGATTCTCTAGCATAGCATCCGGCGCATCGGGTTTGTTCTCTAAACTCGGATCGCTATTCAGCGGTGGGCTGTCTGGCATCGCATCTACTGTCGGCGGCGGACTGTCCAGCATTGCCGGGTCTGTGGGTTCTACCCTCGGCGGCATTGCCTCCACCGTAGGCGGCGGGCTGTCTGGTCTGGTAACATCCATCGGCGCGGGCATCGGTTCTATCGGTGCAACGGTCAGCGGCGGTCTGGGTGCGCTGGCATCCGGCGCAGCTGGCGTGGCTGGCACGATTGGAACAACACTCTCCGGCGCGGTAGCTACGGCTGGTACAGCCCTCGGTGGTCTGGGCACTACGCTGGCCGGACTTGCTACGGCGGGCGGGCCCGTTGGCATTGCAATCGCTGGCGTGGGCGCACTAGGCGCAGGTCTAGTGACTGCCTATAACAAATGCGATTGGTTTCGCAACGGCGTTAATAACGCCTTTAACTCCATCAAGAATACCGTTACCAATGTCTGCAAGGGCGTTGGAAATGTGGTCAGCGGAATTTGGGATGGCGCAAAAAGTGTGGTTTCCGGCGCGGTCAATGTCGGCAAGAACATCGTCACAGGCATCGGCAATGGCATTAAAAATGTCGCATCCGGCCTGTGGAACGGCGTGAAAAAAGTCGGCTCCGGCATCGTGAATGGCTTTAAGTCGTTCTTTGGCATTCATTCCCCCTCTCGCCTGATGCGGGATGAGATTGGCGAAATGCTGCCCCCCGGCATTGAAAACGGCATCGTTGCGGCTACTCCTGATCTCGTTAAGGGTACGCAGCAGCAGATGGAGAAAGTTGTCGATGCAGCGCAGTCCACGTTGGCGCAGGCTGACACCAGCACCATCGGCTCCGAAACGCCTACTCTGGACTATACCGGAAATATTGTTTCGGACAAGCTGGATGGTATGCTGTCCGATTTCTCTAACAAGATCGAGGACAGTTTTACTACCCTGATTGACCGTCTGAACAGTATCGCAGACCGTGTGGCATTTGTCACTCCGCAGGCTGCAACTGGCACGGTCATGCCGTATGATGTCGCCGCGAAAGCGACAAACGGCGGCACGGCTACACTGGGCGATACCATCGCATCGTCCAACGAGGAACTGGGTTCTGTCGTGATCCAGTCCGTTACCAACGCCACCTCCGCGATTGTTGATGCAATTCGGAAGTACAGCGGTACTACTGTAAATCTGGATGCAAACGGCATCACGGATATGGTGATTAAGGAAATCAACCGCAGAACCCGTGCGCAAGGCAGTTCCCCGCTGATCGGGTAAGAAAGGAGGGCGTAAAGCTATGGCGGTTCCTATGTTTGTCGTGAACGGTCACGATTATGCAAAGCTGATTACTGAGCTGAAACCCTCCCGGAACGATGTCGATTCTGACGGCAGCGGGCGCAATCTGCTGGACGGTCTGATGTACCGTTCGCGGCTTGCGACAAAGCGCAAGTGGTCGGTCACGTTTGACCGTTTGGACGCTAAGACCATGATGCAACTGGAGAATGATATGTACGGTGGTAAGGACTACATCTCTGTCACCCTGCTGGATGCCCGTGTCAATCGCGGCGTTACCAGCAGCTATTATTTCTCCACCATCAATGAGGGTGTGCAGCGCAGCATCAATGGCAAAACGTACTACGATGGCGTGACGTTTGACATCATCGAGAGGTGACGGGATGAGAGGTAGATCGAACCTCTGGGCGAAACTGGCGGCGCGTGGCCGCTTTCGCACAGAAGCAAAGCTCGTTTCGGGCGGCAAGGATTATACCACCATCTCCGCCCCGATAATCGTGCGAAAGTTGATGGCGCAGCCGATGGCGGTAGGTAGCTGCATCGCGGCTACACTGTCCGTGTCGGTGCTGACCACGGATCGAATCGAAAGCCCGGTCAAGATCATGGCCCGGATCACTGATGATGAGGCATACAGCGAATGGGCCAGCTTTGGTACGTTTTTCATCAATCAACGCGATGATTCCCAGCACAATGGTCTGGTAACGCTGGATTGCTATGACGCTATGCTCATGGCAAATACTCCGTATCTGACCAGCGCGGATGATGCGTTGGTGTGGCCCCGGCCTATGATTGATGTTGTAGAGGACATCGCCGCCCGATTAGAGGTCGGAATTGACCCCCGCACAAAGATCAATACCGGGGCGGATTACATGATCCCGAAACCGTCTACGGACAAAACAATGCAATCTTTACTGGTTGATATTGCGGTCTGTCACGGCGGCAACTGGATCATAACCGAGGACAATTTGCTCCGGCTTATCCCTCTGACATCGGCAGCGGATGAAACATACCGCCTGATTGATGAGGATTTCAACGTCATCAAGGCAGCAGACGGTAGCACCATCGTTTACAAGGACGGCGGGGCTACCGTTGTTTCTGCCGATGATTCCGACGGCGAAACCCCGGAAAGCCCCATCGTGGCAT